CACAGCAGGAAATGCCACGAACAACGGCACTTCCATATCTTCTGACACCTCTGGTGTATTAGAGCTTAAAACAGGTTCTACTCCTACTACTGCGATTGCTGTAGATGCGTCACAGAACGTAGGTATTGGTACGAGTTCGCCAAACACAGCATTGAGTGTTCGGCGCGGTGCGGGAGCGGATGCTTATATCGACATTGCAGGAAACAACAACACATTAGGAAGCACGTCTTTTACTATTGGGCAAGCTTCGGATAATTTATCATATATTTATCAACGCGCAAACGCCGCATTGATTTTTGCAACAAACAACGCAGAACGCATGCGTATCGACTCCAGCGGTAACGTGGGTATTGGGACGGCTTCGCCACAAGCAAGATTGCATCAGTCAAGCACAAACGATGGCGTGCAAGCAATTTTTACAGGCGCTCAAACAGGAACAACTCAAACAATTCTTTTTAGAAGTCAATATCAAACCAATAATGGAACTGCTGGTTTTGCAAATATTGGGTGGCTGGATAATGGTAGTCAAGGTGGTAGTTTAACCTTAGGCACAACTAGTAATGGTAGTGGAACTACAGGCATACCCACAGAACGTATACGTATCGACTCCAGCGGTAACTTGCTGGTAAATAACGGTTCGGTCTATTTCACATCAGCGCAGTATCGTTCAAATGTGGCTTCATCTCAGTTGCAATTTATCAATAATGCTGCGGGCGTATCCTTGGCTGTTAACGGCACAAGCTGGGGTTCTTTATCCGACGAGCGCGACAAAGAAATTATTGAGCCAATCACTAATGCTGTTGGCAAAGTATCTTCTTTGCGTTCAATCATTGGTAGGTACAAATCGGATGATGCAGAAAAGCGTCGAGCATTTTTAATTGCACAAGATGTTAAAGCTGTTTTGCCCGAGGCGGTTACTGAACTAGAGGACGAAAAGCAAACTCTTGTTTTGCAATACACAGAAACAATACCGCTTCTTGTGGCAGCTATCCAAGAGCTTAAAGCCGAACTAGACGCAACTAAAGCTGAAGTAGCAGCACTTAAAGGAGCATAAAAATGGCAGTAACAATAGACGGAACAAGCGGGATAACATTCCCCAACAGCACGGTACAGGTTAGTGCTGGACAAGTGTTGCAAGTAGTTAGTAATACATACACAACCATTGTAACAACCACATCAACAAGCCCAGTAACAACTAATTTAGCTGTTTCTATTACCCCAAAATTTTCAACTAGTAAAATTTTTGCAATTGCCAATCTTGGCGGAACTGGTGTTGCTGACAATAGTGTGTGTATTTTTTACATTTATCGTGGAGCAACTTTAATCACTACATTCCATGATAATTTTTACCATAACACAGCAGCACCTTTTTACGCCCCTGTTGGAATGAGTGTTTTAGATAGCCCCGCTACAACATCGGCAACAACCTACACAGTTTATTTTGCTAGTGGCAATGGAACACAAGTAGTAATGAACGCAAACAGTAGATCAAATTCAATTATTACTCTTATGGAGATTGCGGCATGATTACTTCAGCTATTTACAAACTCTACCCGAGCGTAGTCCGCACAGTAGGCGATTTGGCTTACGATGCAGAAGGCAATGAAGTGGCTTATGACTTAGAAGCCGTAACCGCACAGGCTGAAGCTGATGCACAAGCAGTCGCTGATAAAAAAACTTCTGCACTAGCTAAACTGGCAAAGTTGGGTTTGACCCAAGATGAACTAAAAGCGTTGGTTGGCTAAAGAAACACTGAAATGAGCGATATCAACACAGCCATCTCTGCCGCGACCTCAGAGGTTCTGGTAAGCCAAATGACAGGTAAGAAATTTTACTTGTCTAAGACTTTCTGGGTGAACGTACTGTGCGCGGCGGCACTCGGCCTTCAGATGAAGTTCGGCTTTGTCATTGGTGCTGAACTACAAGCCTTAGCTCTTACTGCGATCAACCTTGGTCTGCGTAAAATTACAAATCAACCTGTAACTTGGTAATAACATGGACGCCCAAACACTCATTAACGTCGGTCTCGGATTCTGCATGGCAGTTTGCGGATGGTTTGCTCGTGAGCTTTGGGCGGCTGTAAAAGACTTAAAGTCTGACCTTGCCAAGCTGCGTGAAGAGATTCCTAAAGTCTACGTACAACGCGATGACTACAGAGAAGACATGCGCGACATCAAGGAAATGTTCAACAAGATCATGGACAAGCTTGAATTGAAGCAAGACAAATGATGGACACCTTAGACATCCTAGCTAAACTTTGGCCTCTCTTGTTGGCCTTTGTTACGCTCGTTATTGTCCTTGCTAAACTTGATAACCGAGTCGCAGTCCTTGAGGAAAAGGTAAAAGTCTTGTTTGAGCTGTATAACAAGAAAGGGTGACGTATGTTTGATTTTCTAGGTGGCGGTATTGTTGGCTCCCTTCTTGGGGGCATTTTTCGTTTAGTGCCCGAAGCATTTAAGTTTTTGGACAAGAAGAACGAGCGCGAACATGAGCTGGCGATGTTCGACAAACAATGCGAATTAGAAAAAGTCAAAGGCTCACAGAAACTCGCAGAAATTGGCGCACAAAGAGAAGCCACCGTAGATTCAGGTGTGATGGATGCTTTCAATGCCGCCATCAACCAACAAACCGAAATGGTCAAAGCAGCAGGGGGCTGGGTAGCCTCTCTATCCGCTTCTGTGCGCCCTGTAATGACCTACTACCTTCTGTTGCTATATGGAGTGTTTAAGACCTCTACGCTGGCTCTAAGCTATGCTAATGGTCAGCCCATCCCAGAATTATTGAAAAGCGCATGGACTGTAGATGACATGGCTTTGCTTTCTGGCGTAGTTAACTACTGGATACTTGACCGCACATTGGCTAAACGAGGTTTGTAATGAACCTAGAGATTGCCGCAGAGCTTTGTAAGCGATTTGAGGGCTTCAGAGCAAAGCCCTATCTTTGCCCTGCTGGAATCCCCACCATTGGGTATGGATCGACTTACTACGCTGATGGCAAGAAAGTCACATTGAATGACTCATCAATAAGCCAAGAAGCCGCTAATGATCTATTAATGTACGAACTCCAGCACACATATCTGCCCGGCGCTTTAAGAAACTGCCCTGTCCTAGCCACGAACGAGCGCAAATGCAATGCTATAGTGGATTTTTGTTACAATTTGGGTGTGGGCAGGTTGCAAACTAGCACGTTAAAGCGCAAAATTAACGCCCAAGACTGGGATGGAGCCAAAGAACAACTGATGCTTTGGACAAAAGGCGGTGGTAAGGTATTGCCCGGATTGCTAAAAAGACGCCAAGCCGAGGTGACGTTGCTAGGATAAATTGTGCCTCTACAAAAAATACTGTTTAAACCCGGAGTGAATCGGGAAAATACGCGGTACACAACCGAAGGGGGTTGGTACGACTGCGACAAAATCCGGTTTAGACAAGGCACGCCTGAGAAGGTGGGCGGCTGGCAGCGGATATCTGCCTCAACTTTTGTTGGGTTGTGTCGCTCATTGTGGAATTGGGTCACGCTAGGGTTTCAAAACCTTATGGGCGTCGGCACAGACCAGAAGTTCTATATAGAGAGCGGCGGGGTCTATTATGACATTACGCCCATTCGCGCAGAAGTTACATTAACCAACCCATTTACAACCAACACCGCAACCAATTCGGGCGGGTACACAACCGTTACAGTAACGGACGCAGCATTGGGTTACAAAAACGGAGCGTATGTAACATTTTATGGAGCCACCGTTGTTGGCGGCGTCACGGTCAGTGGTGAGTATCAAATAACATACATAGGCGGTACAACCTACACCATACGAGTTTTAGGAACTGCGTCTTCCAATGCCACTGGCGGCGGTACAGTCTATGCGGTTTATCAAGTCAACCCCGGCCCCGCAATTGCACAACCGTTAACTGGGTGGGGCGCAGGTGCTTGGGGCGCAGGTGCTTGGGGTATCGGTGCTACTTCGACTGATGCAATGCGGATATGGAACCAAAATAACTTTGGTGAAGACCTAATCTACGGCCCCCGTGGAGGCCCTCTCTATTACTGGAATGCTGGGATAGGTCTTACTGGGTCAGTATTTACGGTCACCATCGCAACCCCAGCAGTAGTAACCGCAACTACAAGCAATTTAGCCGAGGGCGATGCGTTTACACTAACTACAACGGGCGCGCTGCCGACTGGGTTGCTCGTCGGCACGGTCTATTACGCTCGTAACGTAGTCGGCAATACCTTTAATTTATCTGCTACGCCGTCTGGAGCGTTGATCAACACGTCCGGTTCGCAGACTCCCACTCACAGCATCTCCCCTAGAGGCGTCCTAGTATCGTCCTTGACCGGGGCATCGGATGTTCCGCTTTCGCAAAACTACTTCTTGGTATCAGACGCCAGCAGGTTCACGATTTGCTTTGGTACAAACGACTATTTATCTACCGCATTTGACCCCATGTTGGTGCGCTGGTCAGATCAAGAATCCGTAACCAATTGGACGCCATCCATAACCAATCAGGCCGGTAGTATTCGGCTTTCTCACGGCTCCAAGATTGTCACGGCAATGCAGAGTCGGCAGGAGATTTTGATTTGGACGGATGCTTCCATGTATTCCCTCCAATACTTAGGCCCTCCCTACGTTTGGGGCTCTCAGCTTTTGGCGGACAACGTATCTATTGCGGGCCCTAATGCTTCCGCTATTGCTTCTGGCGTGGTTTACTGGATGGGTATCGACAAGTTCTACAAATACGACGGTCGAACCAACACCCTGCGCTGTGATCTGCGGCAGTACATTTTCCAAGACATTAATGTGTCTCAGGCAGACCAGATTTTTGCCAGTACCAACGAGGGTTTCAATGAAGTCTGGTGGTTCTATTGCTCAGAAAATTCTACATCGGTAAATAAATACGTGGTGTACAACTATCTAGAAGATGCTTGGTACTACGGAACTATGGCTAGGACTGCTTGGATTGATTCTGGTCTAAGGCAGTTCCCGATTGCCGCCACCTACACGTACAACTTGGTTAATCAAGAATCCGGCGTAGACGACAACGAAACCGGCACTGCCTTGCCTATTAACGCCTACATCACATCATCCGAATTTGATATTGGGGACGGGCACAACTTTGGTTTTGTGTGGAGGATGCTGCCCGACATCACATTCAGGGGTTCAGACTCCGGAACGCCGCAGGTCACTATGACGCTCCTGCCGTTACAAAACTCAGGTTCTGGATACAACGTGCCTCCCTCTGTGGGCGGTGTAGACAGCGGCACCGTAGCTAGAGTGGGTACGTACACAGTTGAGCAGTTTACGGGTCAGATCAACACCCGAGTGCGGGGCAGACAGATGTCCTTTAAAGTAGAATCTGACCAGATAGGTACAACTTGGCAGTTGGGCGCTCCTAGGATTGACATAAAACCTGACGGCAGACGAGGTAATTAATGACATACGTAATCACTTCGGAAAACCCCATCAATCCAATCGCCGCTCCACGTCTACCAAATGCCCCTACAGAGTACGAACAGCGGTACTTAGATAGTTTAAACAGTATTTTGCGTTTGTATTTTAACCAGCTTGACAACACCATACGGCAGCTACAAACAACAGAGATTTTGTCTGAAGCAACTGTTATTGATGGCGGATTACCCTCTCAGGCTTATGATAGTGTAACGGATAATGCGGAATTAACCCCTTCGGGATTTTTTAATGGCGGGAC